GCATACGTTGCGGCAGGATACGGTGCAAAAGATTTCGGAACACTCACAGCAAAAACCGGCGTAACCGTTCCGGATCTCTTAAAGGCTTTAGCATTATTCCCGAATACTGATAAAACCGGCAGAGGTTATATTTATTTCAGAAACAACGGCGAGCGGTTGCTTCTTCGCGGCGGCTATTATGGTAATTCCGGCGCTGCGGGCGAGGCGTACGGCGATTTCAACTACGAGCGTTCCTTCTCGGATGCGTTTTTGGGGCTTTTTTCCGCTTATGTGGATCCTGCGCTTTATGCGTAATTCTTGCGGGTGTATGCGGCAGCATACGCCCCTATTTTAAATTTTGCGAGGAATAAACGGTAATGCAAAGAAATTTCAGAGCATCAGCAAAACCGCCGGAACCTAAAGAAGATCTTTTGATTATGAAGAAAACAAGAGAAATGATCGTGTATGGCAACGAATGTTTGTATAACAAGCAATTTCCGAGAAATAGGCGCGTAGGAAATACGATCGGCGCACAAATGGAAAAGACCATGTACGAAATTTTAGAGGGATTGACAGAGGCGGCAACAAAAGAGCATAAGAAAACAGCATTAACGCAGGTTGATGCAAAGATTTTATACCTCCGGCAATTACTAATCATTGCAGTAGATCCCAAAATGAATACAAGAGGTATTTTAATACCGCTTGACGATCAAAGGCGGTGGAGCGAAAAGCTAGAGGAAATAGGCAAAATTTTAGGTAGTTGGCTAAATAAGCTGAAATAGATCAACTATGGGAGATATGCCGCAACGGTTGCTTATTCGCGGCGGCAATTATGGTAATTCCGGCAACGCGGGCGAGGCGAACGGCAATTTCAACAACGAGCGTTCCAACTCGAATGCGAATTTGGGGCTTTTTTCCGCTTTTCTCATATAGTCAGCATACGCCACAACACGCGGGCGGCGTACCGTACAGAGAGAAGAAAAGGGGCATATTTCCCTTCTTGCGAAAGCGAGAAAAACAAAAATTTCCATGAATACGGTTAGTAGCGAAAGCAAAGGGCGTAACGCATGGAGAAATTAGGCACAATATGAAGAAATTTAATATAACCTACGAGCAGATCACAAGCTATAACAACATCTATGCAGCCTATTTAGATGCGCGAAAAGGAAAGAGCGAAAGAAACGAAATTATGCGCTTTTCTTTAGAATTGGATAGCAATTTAAACGGCTTGTACAAAGAGTTGCAGGAGGGGCGCTACAAGGTAAGCGGGTATAGAATACTTTATATTCACATACCAAAGAAACGGTTAATTATGGCGTTGCAATTCAAAGATCGCGTGCTGCAATGGGCTATTTATAGGTTGCTTAATCCGTTGTATGAGAAAACATATATAAAGGATAGTTACGCTTGTATTAAGGACAGAGGCAGAGAAAAGGCGGTTAAACGCCTGCAATATTGGTTACGGCAGACGGACAGAAAGCCGAAACAATACTATTACTTGAAACTTGATATTTCAAAATTCTTTTACAGAGTGGATCACGAGATATTATTAGACATACTAAAACGCCGGATAAAAGATAAAAAGATCATAAAGTTGCTTGATAATATCATAAATTCAGAGAAACGAGCCTTCGGGTTGCCGTTGGGCGTGGATCCTTGCGAGATAGATCCGCGCGAAATGCTATTTGATAAGGGTATGCCGATCGGCAATTTAACAAGTCAGATGTTTGCAAACATCTACATGAACGAATTAGATCAATACCTAAAACATGAATTGAAGTTAAAGTATGTTATTCGTTATGCAGACGATTGTTTAATATTACATGACAGTAAAGAGGAATTACACCAAATCTTGCAGAAAGTAGAAATATTCCTGCTTGAAAAGCTAAAATTAAATCTGAATAGAAAAACCGTTATAAGACCAACAACCTGCAATGTTGATTTTGTGGGATATGTGGTAAATAAAGACGAAATCAGATTAAGATCCGCGACAGTAAAGAGAATGAGATCCCGCATAAAGTACATAGTGAAAGCATACGAGCGCGGCGAAATGACTTTAAAGGAAGTGAACGCAACCATGCAAAGTTATTTCGGTTTGATGAAACATTGCACGAATGAGGGATTAAAAGAAAACATTATTAACGGTTTTGTGCTGCATTGCACCGATGCAGCGCGAGCCAAAGCACAAGAAAGCCGATAGGCTTTATTTTTTTGCACAGAAAAGGAGGCAAACAATGAAAGAGATTTTATTAGCAGTAAAGGCAGCGGCGGCAAAGGCAGCAGCCCCCGCAACGGATAGTTTGGGTTTGAGCGTATCGGCGATTTTTACAGCAATCGCGGCAGCGTTGGGGCAGATCCCGATCCTTTTAATTTTGTTTATGGCGGCGGTAGCACTTGACTATTTAACCGGTTGGATCAAGGCAAAGTATTTTTTAAGAGATTGGAACTCTAAAACCGGATTGCAGGGCATCATCAAGAAAATTATGTATTTCGTAATGATTGGAACCGCCTTTTTGATCGGGTGGGGTATTCGTGAAATGGGCGACACCGTAGGCGTTAATTTAGAATTTGCTATGTTGATCGGTTGGTATGTAACCGCCGTAATGCTAATAAACGAATTAACAAGCATTTTAGAAAATCTTTATGTGATTATGCCGGAGAAGGTGCCGGTTTGGTTAATTAAAACGCTGAAAATTGCAGACGAGAAGTTAGAAAACAAAATCAATGATGTAGTTTGCAAAAATCAGAATTGCGACACCTGCACCATTAAAGACAGATGCAATTATAGAAAAGAGTTGGAGGCGCAGCATGACAACGAATGAAATAGCAGCAAAAGCAGCGGTTATTATTTTCGGCAACGAAGGTAATTATGGCAGCGTAAATAAAAATGATAATGGGGCGGTTTCTATCGGTAAATTGCAATGGCACGCCGGTAGAGCCGCCGCATTGCTTAGAAACATTATTAAGGCAATCGGAGCCAACGCGGAAAGCATTATAGGATCCGCGCTTTATGCAGAATTAAAAGGCGGCGCAAGTTGGGGTACACGAACCGTTACGAGCGCAGAGGCAAGCAAGATAACCGCAATTTTAACCACCAACGAGGGAAAAGCAGAGCAGGACAAGCAGGCTATTTCCGATGTAACAAGCTACATTAAAAAGGGGCAGAGTTACGGTTTATCAGATGCGGGCGCACTTATTTATTTTGCAGACGGCGTAAACCAATACGGAACAAATAGCGCATTATGGAAAACGATCGCAACAGAGGCTTTAAAAGGCGCGGGCGATGTAGGGGCAATGTATAACGCCACTATTAACCATACAAGCAAATATCTAACACGCCGCAAAAGGGTATACGAAAAAGTAAAGGCGTTAGAAATGGAGGACAACATGACAGAAAAACAGTTAAGAGCAAAGGCAGTAGCACAGGCGGTTGCGTGGGTTGGCTGCAAAGAAAGCAACGGAACACACAAACAGATCATTGATCTTTACAATTCCGCAAAGCCCCTGCCGAGAGGGTACGCGGTACGATATAATGATGCGTGGTGCGCAACATTTGTAACCGCCGTAGGAATTGCCGCCGGATTGAGCAATATTATTTTGCGCGAGTGCGGTTGTCAAAAAATGATCGAACTTTACAAAGCCGCAGGGCGTTGGCAGGAAAATGACGGCTATACACCAAGCGCGGGCGATGTAGTATTTTATGATTGGCAGGACAGCGGCAAAGGCGATAATACCGGATATTCCGATCATGTTGGTATTGTACACAGCGTAACCGGCAATACAATTAAAGTAGTTGAGGGCAACAAAAACAACGCCGTAGAATACAGAAATTTAACCGTAAACGGTAGATACATTAGGGGTTACGGTTTACCGGATTATGCAAGCATGGCAACGGCAGAGGAACCAAAGGCACCGGAAACAACAAAGAGCGTTGCAGAGGTAGCAAAGGAAGTATTAGCCGGTAAATGGGGCAATGGAACCGCTAGAAAGGCAAAATTAGAGGCAGCAGGCTATAATTATGCGGAAGTGCAGGCGGCGGTTAATGCTTTAGTAAAGGGCGGATCCGGATCAAGCACAACACCTGCAACATATACGGTAAAAAAAGGCGACAATCTTACAAAGATTGCAAAGAAATTTAATACAACCGTTGATAAACTTGTTAAGCTGAACGGAATTAAAAATAAAAATATCATCAATGTAGGGCAGATCTTAAAGATCAGATAAGGAGGC